ATGCTGGATGGGGTTTAAATGGTGCTGATACTTATGATATATGGCTTTATAAAGGTGGAGGAGATTGTCATCATTTTTGGATGAGAAAGACTTATAAAGCAAAAACACCAAGCACTAAACCAGATGTAGGAAATCCAAATGCAGAAGTAAGTGTAAATAAGGCTAAAAAAGAGGGTTTTAAACCAGAGGTAAATGCAAAAGAAGTTGCTAAAAGACCAACGGATATGCCAAATAACGGATTTGTAAATAAAAAGAGATAATAAATGGCAACTGCATTATTTATAAGTAGAACAGATTTAGTAAAAAATAGTATTATTGACGGAAACGTTGATACAGATAAATTCATACAATTTGTTAAGATTGCACAAGAGATACATATACAAAACTATTTAGGAAGTAAGTTGTATGATAAAATATCATCAGATATAATTGCAGATAGTTTAACTGGTAATTATTTATCTTTAGTTACAGATTACATACAACCAATGTTGATTCATTATGCTATGGTTGATTATTTACCATTTGCAGCATATCAAGTAAAGAATGGTGGAGTTTATAAACACACATCAGAAAATTCTGAAAGTGCAACAAAAGATGAAGTTGATTTTTTAGTACAAAAACAAAGAGATTTTGCAGAATATTATACAAGAAGATTTGTAGATTACATTTGTTTTAATAGTACTTTGTTTCCAGAATATACAAGTAACACAGATTCTGACGTATATCCAGACAAAGATGTAAATTCAAGTAATTGGGTATTATAATGAAAGTAATGTACAAACCAAAAAATACAAATGTTGTTAAGTTAAAAAAGTATCTAACAAAAAAAGAAAAAGATAATGGCAAACGAAATATACGATAGTACTTGGTGGGGTAACACAATAGATACTGCATCTTCAATTGGAACATCAACTGAAATGATACAAGGTCAGTTTAATATGGATGACAGACAAGAAGTTGAAGCGGTTAAGTGTTTAGCTGATGCAATACATACAATAGGAATACAAGACATACAAAACTAAAACAATGGCAAAACCAAAATTAGCATTAATACCAGCTGCTCAAGGAAGCAAGTTATTTTCTGTACTACCATCAAGTGGTGTAGGAGATTTTGACTTTACTCGTAGTGGTAAAGCAACAAGAATAAACTCACAAGGACTAATAGAAGAAGTATCAAACGGACAATCAAGATTAAACTATCCTTTGATTGATGGTAAGGTTGTAGGATGTCCACATCATATTTTAGAGCCACAGAGATTAAACAGAGTAACAAATAGTGAAGAATTTACTGGTAATATATTAAATTTAACTGTAAATAGAAATCAAATTATTTCTCCAAATGGAAGTTTAAATGCAGATAGAATATTAAACAATAACGGAAGTGGAGAACATTTTATCTCAAATGGAGGTTTTAGTGGTTCTATTGTAAATGGAACTGATTATGTTGTTTCTTGTTTCTTTAAGTCAGATGGAACTGGAGGTCAAGGTATTATTAGAACTTATGTTGGTGCTTGGATTTATGCATTTTTTAATTTAGAAGATGGAACTATATCATATACATCTTCTGGAGTTTCTAAAATAGAAAATTATGGTAATGGATGGTATAGATGTTCTTTATCTGTTACAGCAGTTGGAGATTATGCAACTACTTTTGTTCAAATCGGAATAGGTAACTCTCTTAATCAATTCTCTTATCAAGGAGCATCAAGTTTAGGTAATTATTTTTGGGGTGTTCAATTTGAACAAGGCTCTTATCTAACAAGCTATATACCAACTAACGGAAGTGCAGTAACTCGTTCAGTAGAAACTGCAAATGGCTCTGGAGATGCAGATACGTTTAATGATTCAGAGGGTGTTTTGATGGCAGAGATTAGTGCTTTGGATAAGAGTAGTGATTATAGATTTATTGCAGTATCTGATGGAACTAATAATAATCGAGTTAGTATTTATTTTGGAAACGATAATACACTTACGGGTTTTGTGTCGGGAGTATCTCAATTTAATAGTGGTGTTAATATATTAGATTTCAATAAAGTATTATTAAAGTATAAAAGTGGAGATTATTCTTTTTGGGTAAATGGGTTTGTGGCTGAAACATCTTCTTCTACTTCAGGAACTCACGCAAATTTAAATGAAATTAAATTTAGTATGGGTAGTAATAGCAATTCTTTCTACGGAAAAACAAAACAACTACAATACCACAATTCAGCATTAACAGATAGCGAACTAGAACAACTAACGTCTTGGACATCTTTTACAGATATGGCAGAAGGACAATTATACACAATAGAATAATATGGCACAGAAACTAAAGTTTGGTAACGGGACTTGGGCGACAAAAGAAGGCTCTACGTTAGCTTATAATGACGAGAATAATAACTATAAACCTCTACCTTTTACAACTACTAGAGATAGTATTGGAACAAGAGTAAACAAACAAGGATTAATAGAAGTAGTTGGTAATGATATACCAAGAATAGACTATACAGATAGTGCTGATGGTGTTCTTTTGTTAGAGCCGAGTAGAACTAATTTAATAACATATTCAGAAGCGTTTGATAATGCTTATTGGTCTATATCAAGAATAGAATCTCCTTATATTGCAGATGTTTTATCTCCAGATGGTACTTTAAATGCTTTTACTTTAGAAATATCAAGTGGGCAAACTGCTGGAGGTGGCGTTTATAAAACGGGTATATCTATAACTGGGGATAATAGTTTCTCTATTTTTGCAAAGAAAAAAACTGCTAATTATTTAGCTTTAGGAGATACTGGACTTACAAATAATGCAGTATATTTTGATTTAGAAAATGGAGTTGTAGGAACTACATATAACGCAACTGGAGAGATACAAGATTTTGGTAATGGATGGTACAGATGTACAATGAAATATACTTTAACATCGTCTGGTGCAAAATTTATTTACTTATCTAATATAGATGGCGAAACAAATAACGCTGTTCAAGGTGGAGATAGTATTTACATCTACGGAGCACAACTAGAACAAGGAAGCTATGCTACTTCCTATATCCCAACCTCTGGCTCAACAGCTACAAGACAAGCTGATACTGCTAATGGAAGTGGTAATAGTGAGGTGTTTAATTCTCAAGAGGGAATATTGTTTGCGGAGGTAGCATCTTTAAGTAATCCTCCATCTTCAGAGACTGCTATATCTATTAGTGAGGGAACAAGTGGTGCAAATAGACTTTTAATTCGACAAAAAACTAATGGTACTATTGGTTTGGTTTTAAGGGTAGCAAATAGCACACAAGCATCTTTTGATACAGATACTGTAAATACATTGTTAAATTCTAAATTAGCAGCAAAATACAAAGTTAATGATATTGCATTGTGGATAAATGGTTTTGAGGTAGGTACTGACACATCAGCAAGTGTTTTTGCATCAGATACAATAAATCAAATGAATTTTAATCAAGGTAATAATTCAAATCATTTCTACGGAAAAACAAAAGAACTTGGCTACTACGATACTGCACTAACAGACGAAGAATTAGAATACCTAACAAGCTATCGTTCATTAAACGAATTAGTAACAGAATTAAACTTAAACACATTATAAAATGGCAAACACATTAAAATTTGGTAACGGAGAATGGTATGGAAAGAAAGATACTATCCTTGCCTATAATGATGAAAATAGTAATTACAAACCTTTACCATTTGATTTTAGTAGAGCATCAAATGCTACTGTTGTAAATAAAGATGGTTTAATTGAAACAGTTGGTAGTGGAGAACCAAGAATAGATTATAAAGATGATAGTAAAGGTGCTTTGTTGTTAGAGCCACAGAGAACTAATTTGATTGAGTATAGTGAGGATTTTAGTCAAAGTAGTTGGGGTAAAACAAATGTAACATTAACCAGTAATAATGTAATTTCCCCAGATGGCACACAAAACGCATCTAAAATAGTAGCAACTGGGTCTGATAGTTCTTTACAAGATTCAATAACAGTAACATCGGGCACAACATACACATTCAGCGTATATTTGAAGACAGTTAGTGGTACTTTAGATACTGCTATTGGTTTAGGTTCGCCAGGTTTTCCTCAAAATGAGGGAGAAGGCGGTAGATACAAAAACATCACAGTAACAAACGAATGGAAAAGATATACGCTAACTTCAACTGCTGATGCAAGTGCCGCATCAGGAATAGGAGTAGGTGGTTTTAATAGTTTCTCTACTGGAGAAGAGGTTTATGTTTGGGGAGCAATGCTTGAGCAATCAGCATTTGCTACATCTTACATACCAACACAAGGTAGTGCAGTAACAAGGTTGGAAGATGAGTGTAATAATGGTGCTAATGAGCAAGTAATAAATTCAACAGAGGGTGTATTGTATGCAGAGATAAAACCTTTGGTAAATGATGCTTCTTTGCGTTCTATTTCAATAAGTGATGGTTCTACAAGTAATGAAATATTCTTACAATTTTCAAATGCAACAAGTAGAATAGAATGCAGGATAATTGTTGGAGGTGTATTACAATCACGACTATTGTATACTTTCCCAAGTTCTGATGAATTTTTAACTATGTCAAAATTTGCTTTAAAATATAAAACTGATGATTTTTCTTTATGGATTAATGGAACGGAAAAAGATGCAGATTCAAGTGGTAGCGTGCCTCCTGGTAATGTTTTAGATTTATTAAAATTTGAAAGGTCGACTGCTGGGCAAAAATTCCACGGAAACATAAAAGACGTAAGGGTTTACAACACAGCATTAACAGACGCAGAACTAATCGCATTAACAAGTTAAGAGTAACAATTACACCTATAATAATAACAAGAGTAAATAAATAATAACCAACAGTTATAACCAAAAGTTAAAATAAATAAGTAATGAGAATAGCAAAATACGAATTTGATTCAAGAGAACAAGCACAAAGTAAAATTGATGCTCTTGGAACTGCAACTGATGAAGATGGAAACGAATATCCAACTCACAAAAGTACCATTGTACAACTAGGAAATATTGTTCTTGAACAAGGAGAATATGACGAAGAAGGAGAAGAAGTAACTGCTCCAGTATTATCAGAGGGTTGGCATATTGACGTATGTTGGAACGATGCAGATATTACTACAATAGAACAAGAAGCAGTTTTAGATGAAGATGGTATGGTAGTAACACCAGAAGTAACATCAGTAGACCATCCTTACGGTTGGAAATCTTACGCAGTTGATGTTGAAGGTAATGGTGTACATTCTTTCTTTGGATTAGACTACGAATCACACAAAATCTAATAACGTGGATATGCAAGATATTAAATTGGGAGCTTTAAACTTAATAACCTTTATGGTTAGTTTTTCTAACATAGAACAATGGCTGAAATTAACCTTACTTTTAGTAT